TGTTACGTTGCCCACCGCAGTGGCTGGTCTGCAATACACTTTCATTGTCGGCACCACCTTCACGGGCGCGGGTCAGATCAATACGCAAAATGCCAGTGATCTTTATTCTGGGTTTGCCATGATTTTCGATCCTGCAACAGCTACTGACATGAATGCTTTTATCCCAGATGCCAGTAACGACGACACGATTGATCTCGGCACGGCGGCACAGGGATGGCTTGTCGGTGGAATTATTCGCCTGAAAGCAACGACGGCAGCGGTCTGGCATTGTGAGGCTCATCTACATGGTGATGGATCTCTCGCCACGCCATTTGAATAATTGATGAGAGGGGGCTTCGGCCCCCTTTTTTAGGAGTGAACTATGGCAGACGCTGTTAGCACAACCACCATAGAGGACGGCCCGCGCCAGCTTGTCGTTCAGTTGACCAATCTTTCCGACAGTACGGGAGAGGCGAAGGTAACGAAGATCGACG